ATACCTTCAACCTCAAAATGACGGGCTTTGCCCGTCTTGCAACTCCTATTTTTCCCATAATGGATAACATGTATATGGACACGCACTATTTCAGCGTTCCTATGCGTCTCGTCTGGGATAATTGGAAAAAATTTAACGGCGAGCAAAAGAATCCCGGTGATTCTACTGACTTCCTTATTCCCCAAATGGTTTCACCTGCTGGTGGTTATGGCGTTAATACGCTCTCTGATTATTTTGGCCTTCCTACTGGTGTACCAGGTCTTTCTCATAGCGCGCTTTGGCACCGCGCTTATAACCTGATATGGAATGAATGGTTTCGTGACCAAAACCTACAAGACTCTTTACCCGTGCCTACGGGCGACGGTCCTGACTTGCCTGCTAACTACGTTCTCCAACGTCGTGGCAAAAGACACGACTATTTCACTTCATGCCTACCTTGGCCACAGAAGGGACCCGGCGTGCAAATTCCCCTCGGCCTTACCGCACCCGTCAAGGGTATTGGTATCGGAGCTGGCGTTGCTAACGCTGCTGCCGCCGTACCTGTGCTTGAAACCGGCGGTACTTCCATTCCTGCTGGATCCCGAATCTGGCTTACTGCATCAGATAAAGTTTCCTTTCTCGATACTATCAACGCACCCGGCACCTCTGGTGCTGCTGGACATGTGCCTAATATTTACGCCGACTTAAGTAAGGCTACCGCTGCCACTATCAACAGTCTTCGTCAAGCCTTTCAGGTGCAACGTATTTTCGAACGTGATGCCCGTGGTGGTACTCGTTACACCGAACTTATTCGTTCTCACTTTGGCGTTACCTCTCCAGACGCACGCTTACAGCGTCCTGAGTACTTGGGTGGTGGTTCCACACCCGTTAATGTCTCGCCTATTCCTCAAACTTCCAGCACTGGCCCCGGTGAAACTCCACAAGGCAACTTGGCTGCCGTTGGTACTTCCCTTCTTCAAGATCATGGTTTCACCACGTCATTTACTGAACACTGCCTAATTATTGGCGTTGTTTCGGTTCGTGCCGATCTCACTTACCAGCAAGGTCTTAACCGTATGTTTTCTCGGAAAACTCGGTTTGACTTCTTTTGGCCTGCTCTTGCCCATATCGGTGAACAAGCCGTACTACAGAAAGAGATATTTGCCTCTGGCATTGCTGCTCAAGATGAAAAAGTCTTTGGCTATCAAGAACGCTTTGCCGAATATCGCTATAAACCTTCCATTATTACTGGACTCTTTCGCTCTACTGCCGCGCAGTCTTTGGACTCGTGGCACCTTGCACAAAAATTTGCTACTGCTCCTGTGCTCGACAAAACATTTATTGTCGAAAATCCACCTATTGACCGCGTTATCGCGGTTCCTTCCGAACCACACTTTCTATTTGATAGTCAGTTCTCTATCCGCTGTGCACGCCCAATGCCTGTTTATGGTGTGCCAGGGCTAATCGATCACTTCTAAGGAGAATCTTATGTGGGGTGCTATCGCTACTGCTGGCTCTGGTCTTGCTTCTGCTATTGGTGCAAACCGAGCTAATAACGCCAATATGAAATTGGCTCAAAGACAAATGGACTTCCAAGAACGAATGTCCTCTACCGCTCATCAACGCGAAGTTGCTGACCTTCGCGCTGCTGGTCTAAATCCAATCCTCTCCGGCACCGGCGGTGCCGGTGCCTCTACTCCTGTCGGTTCTAAAGCTGAAGTCTCAGATTCCATCTCACCCGGTATATCATCTGCTATGTCTGCGCTTAAAACTCTTGCTGAGGCGCAGTTAACAAACGCACTTGAAAAAAAATCCGGTGCCGACAAACTCAATGTTGAACAAAACACACGCTTTCAGGCCCAACAAACTGCCCATGAAGCGACTAAAAACAAAAAAACTGTTCTTGAAAAAGATCTGGTTACAGCACAAACACATAGTGCTAAAGCTGCTACTGCTAACCTTGCTCAAGATACAGAACTTAAAAAGGCCCTACATGGCCGTACAATCGCTGAGATTGATAAAAACAACGAATTCACTAATCTTCTTAAATCACAAGGCGTCTCTGAAGGTATGAGAGCACGCCTACTACACGTTCAAGGCTCTCAGGCTCTTGAACTCCTAAAAACTATGGCTAACGAGGGTACTATCTCTGATTCCGACTATGGCAAAGCAATGGCTATTATGAAACGCTTTGCTGATTCTCTTCCTGCCATCCGCATTAAAGGCCTTAAAGGCTTTATGTCTACAAAATGAAGTCCAAAAAAACCCCGGAAATTCTTTCCGGGGTTTTTTTGGACTAACCGAGGATCTAAAACATGTCATTCAATCCTGAACTTCGCACTTCCTTACTCTCCCGTGAGCCAGGTCAGTTTAAATCTGCTTACTCAACAAAACTAAACGTAGAACAAAGCTTCCCTACTGACTCTGAGCACACGCGTCAAGAATTCAAAGACGAGTGCGATATAAACAACATCATGCGCCAGTACCAACACACTGGCGAAATCTTCCACATTAACGAAGCGGCTCCCCAGTATATGGACTGCTCCGCTGAGGACTTCCGCGACGCAATGGACTACGTTGCCGGCGCCTTCTCGATGTTCGAAGAACTACCTTCCGCTATTCGAATTCAGTTCGATAACGACCCTGCTGCTTTCCTCGACTTCTGTTCGCAGGAAAAAAACCGGCCTGAAATGGCCGCTATGGGCCTCCTGAGCCAAGAGGCGATGGATGCCCTTAATACCCCAGCGCCTACGCCTCCGCTAGCGCCTACCGCTCCTATAGCGCCTCCTGCGCCTATTCCTGAGCCTACGCCGAAACCGGCTTGACAAAAACATGGGGCATATTGTATTCCTTGATCTCAATATGCCCCGTGACACCACCCGGTGTCTAAACCCTGTCCGGAGGACAAAAAAATGAAAAAGCGTGGCCGCATTGCCCCAAAACGCTCCAAAAAGCTCTTTTCTAAAACCGCGTCAAAGACGCATAACTTCAATCTCCGCGGATCTCCGATGCGCGGTGGCATTCGCCTCTGATGCCTTGCTATAACCCCGTGCCTGTCTGGCGTTCCAGACAGATAAACCCGTCTGGCAAAAGATCCTTGGTTTTTTCTGAAAACCTTGGGATTGACGGTACTCGCACGGATATACCTTGTGGCGGCTGTATTGGCTGCCGCTTAGACCGGGCTGCTGATTGGCAGGCCCGGTTAATCCATGAGTCCAAAATGCACGAATTAAGTTGCTTTCTTACATGCACTTATGACGATCAGCATTTGCCTGAAGACGGTTCTCTGAACAAAAAACACTTTCAGGACTTTCTAAAACGACTTCGTAAATACACAAACGGTGGTATCCGTTTCTTTGCCTGTGGCGAATATGGCGACACTACTCGTCGTCCTCATTATCACGCCTTAATATTTGGCTATGACTTTCCTGATAAACGTAAGTACTCAAAAGGAGCTAAAGGCGACTATCTTTACACTTCCGAAATACTTCAAAAACTCTGGACTCACGGCAACTGCCTTATTGGTTCCGTATCCCCTGATTCATGCGGGTACGTTGCCCGTTACATAATGAAAAAAGTTCGTGGTCAACTTGCCACCGAACACTACAAAACTGTCAATACTACAACAGGAGAGATACATCAGATTCTTCCTGAGTACATTCATATGTCAACCCGGCCAGCTATTGGCCTAACTTTTTATGAGAAATTTAAAAATGAGATCACGCAATCCGACTTTGTGCTGGTCAAAGGAAAGAAGCGAAAAACCCCGCGTTATTATGACAAACGCCTTGAGAGAGAAGATCCGTTCCTCCATGAAGACCTCAAATTCATTCGATCTGAGAAAGCGAAGCTCCGTTCCGAAGATTCTACCCCTGAACGTCTTGCTGTAAGGGAAGAAGTAAAAAAAGCAACAATTAAATCATTAACGAGAGACTTATAATGTTAAAGCCTATTTTTTCTGTATACGATTCCGCTGCTAAAACCTACTGTGTTCCGTTCTTTTCGGACAACGTTGCCACCGCCGTGCGTGCTTTTGCACACGCCGCTAACGATCCTTCTTCGGAAATTTCCCGTTTCCCTTCTGATTTTATCCTGTTCCACTTCGGTAACTTTGATACTTCAACCTGTGAAATGATTACTACCACACCCGTTAAACTCGCGGTCGCTATTACCTTGGTAAACAACGAGGGTTCCGATAATGGCCTTTAATATGCAAATGCAGCCACGGCAGCAAAAATCTCATGTCTTTTCGCAAGTACCGAAAGCAGAAATACCGCGTTCCTCCTTTGACCGTAGTCACGGTCATAAAACCACGTTTGACGCCGGATACCTCGTCCCCGTATTCGTTGACGAAGCACTTCCGGGCGATACCTTCAACCTCAAAATGACGGGCTTTGCCCGTCTTGCAACTCCTATTTTTCCCATAATGGATAACATGTATATGGACACGCACTATTTCAGCGTTCCTATGCGTCTCGTCTGGGATAATTGGAAAAAATTTAACGGCGAGCAAAAGAATCCCGGTGATTCTACTGACTTCCTTATTCCCCAAATGGTTTCACCTGCTGGTGGTTATGGCGTTAATACGCTCTCTGATTATTTTGGCCTTCCTACTG